CACACTTAGCAAAATGATTGAGTTAGCTGGTTTCAAAGATGCACAAAGTTTTATCAATACGCAAGTGCCACCAATGCCACCACAACCACAAGAAGAAAAACCTGATCCAGCTACATTGTTAGCGCAAGCAGAAATTCAAAAAGCACAAGTGCAAGCACAAAAAGCGGTCATTGATGCCGAAACAGATCGTATGAAAATTATCATGGAAGATGATAGAAGGCGTGATGAAGCTGAAGCCGAGATTAGATTGAAGTCAGCAGAGTTAGCTGGCAAGTATGGTACTCAGATTGATATTGCAGAAATCAATGCGTTGATGGAACGTGACAGAGAAACTATCAGACAGATAGCGAAAACTCAATCACAGGGGTTGTTTGATGACGACTTCAACATCTCCAGTTAAACTTTATCATTTGGAATGTGTGGTTGGGGAACACGTTTATATTGGCACAGACATCAAAGCTCGTAGTTTTGAACAAGCAAAATCATTTATGCAATTTTTATTTAAGGATAAAATAGAAGTAGATACAGAAATATTTTTAATTAAGGAAACGACTTTACACTAATGAAAGATTCAAGATTAAAACGAGCTGGTGTTTCAGGGTTTAATAAACCAAAAAGAACGCCAGGACATAAAACCAAATCACACGTGGTAGTTGCTAAAGAAGGCGACAAAGTTAAAACTATTCGCTTTGGACAACAAGGCAAGACAGGCGATAAAACTATGACTAAACGTGCTAAATCCTTTAAAGCTCGTCATGCAAAAAATATTAAAAAAGGCAAAATGTCAGCAGCTTATTGGGCGAATAAAGTAAAATGGTAAAGCCACAACAACATCAAAGAAAATTAACTAAACAAGAATTAAAAAAAATAAAAAAACAACAAGAATTAAAAAAACATAATCAATTTAAAAAAAATGAAACGCAAATTCGCCAAAGTACCTAAGACCAAAAGTGGTGTTCCTAAAAAATATGTTAGTGGCGCAAAGAACCCAAAGGCAAGGGAGAAAGAAATAAAAAGAACTGCTAAACTATACAAACAAGGCAAATTAACCCCAGCTATGATGAACAAAATATCTAAACAGAGAAGTAAAAGTGGCAGGAAGTAAAGAAGCAACTTTGAAGAAATACGCTAAGTCTAGTGGTATTTCCAAAGGCACTTTGTCAAAAGTTTATAAACGAGGTCTTGGTGCATATTATTCGTCAGGATCTCGACCAGGTGTATCTGCGCATCAATGGGCAGCAGGTCGAGTACGATCTTTTGCTACAGGCAAAGGTGGTGCTAGAAAAGCTGATGCAGATTTATTAAGACCAAAAAGTAAAAATAAGAGGACAGCATAATGCCAGGTTATCATTCAAAAAGAAAAAAGAAAAAAAACACAAAACCCAAGCCTAAAAAGAAATACTAGCTATGAATAAAAAAATAAAAGCACCTAAAGGCTATCACTTTATGAAGTCTGGCAAAACTTATAAATTAATGAAGCATGAGGGCAAATTCAAACCACACAAAGGAGCTAGTCTAACTGCTGAGTTTGAGGTGCAAAAAACTCATGGTTAAGACAAGTGGACTTTGAGCAATACTATGTTGAAGCATCTTTATTGTTGGCAAGCGTTTTAGGCGGACTTGCTCTCAAAGACTATTCAGTATCATTCATCAAAGGTCTTAAATTCAAACTAAACTCACAATTTAACGAAGGCGATAAGGTCTTACTAGATGGCGAACAAGCCATGATAATCAAGATTGGTATGGGTACTACTGTCTTTGGCGTATATTCAAAAGATGGTTATACTTGGCGCTATATTAGCAATACCAAAATAGAGAGTTTAAAATTGGAGAAGATAGTTGATAAAGATTTACACGCTGACTCAGCACATGAGAAAGCTATGAAACTTAAAAATATATTAGAGGGTAAAGACAATGATTGATAAATTTTTTAAACCAATAAGCGATTTAATCGGTAAATCCATACCTGATAAAACTAAGCGTATGGAATTGGAAGCTGGCATCAAATCACAAATGATTGATTTACAAAAAGCGCAAGCAGAAATAAATTTAGAACAAGCCAAACATCCTAGTATTTTTGTTTCAGGCTCTAGGCCTGCGATTCTTTGGATTTGTGCATTAGGTTTAGCTTGGCAATTCTTTTTAGCACCTTTAATGAATTGGGCAGTAGTTGTTTCAGGATCATCAATTCAACCCCCAGTAATCAATACCGAAGGACTAATGACTTTAACTTTATCTTTGCTTGGTCTTGGTGGTTTAAGAACTGCTGAAAAATGGAAAGGTGTAGCTCGTAACAACATGAAAGAAGAAAATGTTAAAGATGTATTAAGACCTTGATATGGTTTTTATGACAGAAATACCAGCAGTCTTATCTGATAAGAGCGTTAGGATATTTGAAGGCCCATTGGTTTATGCTAATAACTTTGCCGAAGCCAAACGCAAAGCAAAACAAATGAACAAAGATTTAATAGTCGTAGGTGAATACTATATGGCTGAACAAGTATTATTTGAAGATGAATTGGGAATATTATAAAAACTTTAAACCAGAAGAATTTGCTTGTCAGCATTGTGGCAAGGAAGGCATTAAAGAAGAATTGCTGAATAGATTGCAAGCTCTTAGAACTTTCTTAAATTTTTCTTTTGTAGTTAGTTCTGGCTATCGCTGTCCAGAGCATCCGATTGAAGTAAAAAAAACCAAGCCAGGAACACATACTACAGGCCTAGCAGTCGATATATTGTGTCGTGGCACAGAAGCATATAAAATTATAACTTATGCACAAGAATATGGTTTTACAGGTATTGGTGTTAATCAAAAAGGCAATAGTAGATTCATTCATTTGGATATTGCAGATTACTCAGAAGAAAGACCAAGACCTACTGTTTGGAGTTATTAATGGCAAGAGCAACTGTAGCAGAAATAGATAAGCGTTTAAGCTCGCACGAAGCTGCTTGTGAACAACGCTGGAAAGAAAACTATAGACGTTTAGAAGCTATTGAACACGGCATTACCTCACTCAATAAAACCCTTAGAAACACCCTAATATTTGTTCTAACTATATTTTTAGGTATTACAGGATTTTTATTTCAAGAAATTATTTACCAAGCCATAGGATAAATTATGCCCTCACAAAAAGAAGTATTAGAAGCCAACGAAGCAGAAGTTATTTTAAATAGCGATGTATTTAAAAAAGCTGTTGCTAACCTCAAAGAAGAATATATGCAAAAGTGGGAAAACTCCTCTGAAACCGATAACAGTTTTAGAGAAGATTTACACAAAGCAATCAGAATTTTGCCTGAAGTAGAAAAACATCTTAGGATTATTATTGAAAAAGGCAGAATAACGAAAACTCAATTAGATAAGATAAGAAGCATAACTAGGTAATAAACCTTGAGCTTTTCTAGTCTTTTAGAGTAAAATTCAAACATTATTTACACAATGAGGTAAAAACATGGCAACAACGGAAAAACCGATTGCATTAAGAACTAATTTACAACAGGCAGAAGAAGCATTTACTAATTTACTGACTCCTGAAGAAGAAGCACCAGTAGAAGAAAATGTTGAAGCTGTCGAAGAATCTGTAGAAGAAATCGAGGAAGTTACCGAAGAACCAGAAATGGAAGCGGAAGCTGCCGAAGAAGTCGAAGAAACAGAAGAAGAATATCTTGAAGAAGATCAAGATGAGTCACAAGAAGATCAAGTAGAGCTTTTGGATGACGAGCAACCTCAACTTTATACCATTAAAGAAAATGGTGCTGAAGTAGAAGTCACACTCGAAGAACTCCAAAACGGATACAGTCGTCAGCAAGACTATACACGCAAGACTCAAGAATTGGCTAATCAACGTAAAGAGATTGAAGGCCAACAAGCAGAGTTAAGGCAAAAGGATGACATTTATAAGGATTTGTTACCGAAACTTGAAGCTAATTTAAAAGCTGAGTTAGGTGAAGAACCAGATTGGAAAGCTATATATGACGAAGATCCTATTGCTTATGTTCGTGAAAAAGATGTTTGGAACGAAAAACAAAAACGCTTGGATGCAGCTCAAGCTGAACAGCAAAGAATCAAAGATGAGGAACTTGCTGAACAACAAAAACAAATTACACAGTTTGTTGAGCTTGGTAATCAAGAGTTATTAAAAAAAGTTCCTGAATGGAAAGATGCCGAAAAAGCTAATTCTGAAAAGGTAGCGATTAGGGATTACGCCATAAATATCTTAGGATTCACGCCACAAGAAATGGATCAAGTTTATGACTATCGCATTTTGTTAGGTTTAAGAAATTCTTGGTTGCATGATAAAACTATTAAGGCAACAAAGAAAAAACCAACACAGAAAGCAGCAGCCAGAGTAGCTAGACCTGGTACTGCCAATCAAGTTAAAAAATCAACTCCTTTGAAAAAGTCAAAACAAAAATTAGCTAAATCTGGAAAAATCCAAGATGCAGCTAAAGTATTTGAACAATTAATTTAATTTCTAGCGAAAGCTAGAAGGAGTATATAAACATGGCTAAAGTCACAAACGCCTTTGATACTTATACTGCGACTGCTGACAGAGAACAATTAAGTGATGTTATTTATAACATTTCTCCTACAGCAACTCCTGTAATGAGTGCCATTGGTAAAAACAATGTAAAAAACGTGCAATTCGATTGGCAAGTAGAATCTCTGCCAACTCCAAGTGCAACTGGGAAACTAGAAGGTTTTGAACTTTCAAGAGCAGCTTCGACTGCTACTTCTAGGGTAAGCAACGTGTGTCAAATCAGCAGCAGAGATGCTACTGTTACTGGCTCACAAAATGCTTCTGATGCTGCTGGCAAAAGAAGTGAAATGGCACACCAATTAGCCCTTATGGCTAAAGCGTTGAAAAGAGATATGGAAGAAGCCTTAACTCAAAACAATGCTAAAAACGCTGGTAACGCTACTACTGTTAGACAAACAGGTGGTCTGGAAACTTGGATTACTACTAATAAGTCTATTGGTACTAATGGTGTTTATGGCGGAAGTGGTGCAGCTACTACTAATGGAACACAAAGAGCTATTACTGAAGCTCTTGTTAAGACTGTACAACAGTCTTGTTTCACTAATGGTGGTGAGCCTTCATTACTAGTTGTTGGCCCTCACGTGAAATCAGTTGTATCTGGTTTTACTGGTAGAAGTTCAGCTAGACAGTTTGTAGATGCAAACACTATTGAAGCATCTGTATCTATCTACTCTGGTGATTTTGGAGAACTACAAGTAGTTCCTTCAAACAGAAGTAGAGCTAGAACTGCCTTACTATTAGATCCTGAGTACGCAAAAGTTTCTTATCTTAGAGATTTTGAAACTATTGACATCTCAACTATTGGTGATGCTGAAACTAAAATGTTAGTGGTTGAATTCGGTTTAGAAGTGAGCAACGAAGCTGCTCATGGAGCTGTATACGACTTATCTACATCATAAGTATAATTAAGGGGGGTGAGTAATCACCCCTCTTTTTTAAGATGGCAAGAAGAACAGTAATAGACACCAGAACAAACTTTGTTAGCGAGTTCGCTACAGAAGATGACAAGTTTGTTTATCACACCAAACAAAACGTAGCTCCAATTTTGAAGCACGTTAAAGACTTAAAAGAAATAAAACCAGGTAAAGAATTACGCCATGTTGCAGAAGTACCTATGGTAATATATCAAAAAGCTATACGAGAAGGTTGGGCGAACGATAAAGCCAAATGGAAAAAATGGTTGAATGATCCCAACAATAAACTTTTCAGAACTTGGCAAGGTAAATTATGACGTACGATGATTTAAAAACACAGATAGCAGATTTTCTAAATAGAAGTGATTTAACTTCTAAATTGGATTTTTTTATTGATGCTACTGAAGGTGAACTTAACAGAAGATTAAGAACCAAAGATATGGTAGTTAGAGCAACTGCCGTTGCCGATGGTCAATATTTATCTTTACCTACTGACTGGTTAGAAGCTATAAACATAGAAATTACCTCTGGTGATTTCACACCTTTATTACAACAATCCATAGAATCTTTAGATGTTTATAGAAAAGCTAACGATAATACTTCTGGACAACCAGTCTTTTTCTCTATTGTTGATAAAACTTTAGAATTAGCACCTACACCTGACACAAGTTATACATTACAATTAACTTATTATGCTTCGATAGCAGCGTTGAGTAGCACAAACACTACTAACTTTCTATCGACAGGACACCCAGATGTTTATTTATATGGCTGTCTAAAACACGCTTCAATCTACTTAATGGAAGATGAGCGTGTAAGTA